AAATGGAATCAGTTCCTTGTAGACTATAAAGAGGCATCTAAATCCTTCACATTGAATCAAGATAACTGGGCAAAGATATGCACAGATACCTTTAAGGTAAGTCGTAATATGCACCCAGCATTAAAAATTATTATTGGAACAGACTCAAAGGTTCGACTAGGAATCATTGAGTGGGCAATATTAGAAGAGTTAATCGAGTTTTGGGAGGAAAACCATGAGTGATAATGTATTAGAAAAGATTAGCGAAGTTACTGAGTTTAATGATCTTAAGGAGTTCATGAAGGACCCAGAATTAGACGCTGCTTTAGATGCTATAATTAAAATAGTAACAAAGCCAGATATTCCGCCAGCAGCGGCATCGGTGTTAATAATTAAGTTGCAGGCAATATCAGCCAAGCTTTCTATATTGGCTAGATACTACACAACTATGGAAAAGGGAGAAGTCGCCAGCAAAAAGAAGAACGTATACTACACAGTTGCCGATTCAGTCGACAAACTTGTAGCCGCTCTAAAGTATGGTGTTAAATAATGGCTAGAGATTTAGTAAACAATTTAAAGTTTAAGAAGAACACGGGAAACTTTGATCCAGATAGGTTGGCTAAAATGCTGACTGATGGATACATTGGTAACAGCAATAACCCAAAGTTTATGAAGAAGACTACATTTTCTCCATCTACTATTGGATATGGGCACGGAAACTGTGCACGATACTGGTACATTGCCTTCGAAGGGACAGAATTTGAAAACACATTTGATGCTATCGCTATTGCAAACATGGCCAATGGTACTGCAGCACACGAAAGAATTCAGAAAATTTTTGAGTCAACTGGTACCGTCAAGGTTATCGAGCAGGAGATTCTCAAAGAAGATCCACCAGTAAAAGGCTTTGCTGACGTAATCTTAGACTGGGAAGGCACAGAAGTTGTTGGTGAAATTAAGACAACCAGCGACAACGCATTCTTATTTAGACAAAATTCTATGAAGCCTTCAGATAACCACAGACTTCAGATTCTTATTTACATGGATGTGCGTGGGGCCGAAGAGGGATTCTTGCTGTATGAGAATAAAGATAACCAGCAGATGCTTATTATTCCAATTAAGATGAACGCTGCTAACAGAGAGTTCCTAGATAGATGCTATGACTGGATGCGTGAAACACGTAAGGCGTGGGAAGAAAAAGATCTTCCAGCTAGACCATTCAGAAAGAACAACAAGATTTGTACAGATTGTCCAGTACGGACAACATGTTTTGGTATGGAGGACACTGAAAAATTAATACCAGTTCTGAAACTTTAATATGCGCTTATGATGAGTGTAACCAGGAGTTTACAAAGGCTACTCATAATCAAAAGTACTGTTCAGACGAGTGTTGCAGACTTGCAACAAATAAAAGAACAATGGAGCGATACTACGAGAGAAGAGCCATCAAGCTTGGATCAGTTAGACATTGTGCTATATGCAAGACAAAGCTAAGCAGGTATAACTACAATTCAGTTTGCACAACTTGTGAGAAGAATGATGAAGATAAGCAACGCTCAGAGATATTGGATATGTTAAATGGGCTTGGCTGATCTACTCAAACCTAAAGCTCATAGAGTTATTGGAATCGATGCGTCTACAAATTCCGTAGCGTTTGCCATTATTGATGACGGTAAACTTGCTATGCACGGAAAAATAGACATTCGTGGTAATGATATTTACGAAAAGATTTACGATGCTCGTAAGAAGGTTTCTGCTATGAAGAAGCATCTAAGGTCTGATTACATTGCAATTGAAGGTGCCGTATTTGTGCAGTCGCCAGATGTTGTAATTAAGTTGTCATACGTCTATGGATCAATTATCAGTCAGCTTATGAGCGACGGGACTAAGGTAGTAACCGTAATACCTACAGCATGGCAGAACTATATTGGTAATAAGACCTTTAAGAAGGAAGATAAGGCTAAGCTTAAGTTAGAATTTCCAGGTAAGTCAGATACTTGGTATGCGAATAAAATAAGGGAGACTAGGAAGCAGAGGACATTAGACTTTGTGAATGATAAGTTTAACATTCATCTAGAAGATAATGATGTGGGGGATGCAATTGGTATCGCCTACTATGCCTACAACAACCTAACATCACGATGAAACTATATGAATCTAAAGACTGGCTATATAGAAGATATGTAGTCCAAAGAAAAACTATTACTGAAATTGCTAAAGAGGCTGGATGTAGCCATATGACAATCCAGAGATACCTTGAAAAGTATGGCCTTATTAAAAACCAGAGGAAGCTATGATAAGACAAGATATGTCTAAAGATAACATAGAAAGAGTTGGAATTGCTGGGGCAACAAAAGATAACCTAGCCAAGATTCTTAATGATGTATATCTGTATACGGATAAAGAAGAACAATCTGTAGGACAATGGTTAGCCAATACGGGGTATTGGGAGTCATGGATCACATCTTGGATGACCAAGAATATTAAGCCAGGATTTGTATGTCTAGACATTGGTGCTAATTATGGATATTACACCAGAATTATGGAAAGACTATCTGGTCCTTCTGGTTCCGTCTATGCTTTTGAAGCTAATAAGAGCCTATCTAATATGATTTCTAAGTCTATCGTTGATTATCCAATTGAGAATGGTTCTCCTGTAACTGTATTCTCTGTGGCTGTTACTGATAGCAAGGGTACAGTTATCCTTAATATCCCGCCGAAGTACCTTGGCGGATCATCAATTGTATGGGGGCAGCAAGAGTTACCGTCTGATATTGCAGATGATGAATGGACGGGAGCTCAGGAAGTAGAATCAGATACCGTAGACCACTTGCTAGGACTCGATCATATTGATATAATTAAGATAGATATCGAAGGAGCAGAGCCAATTGCATGGAAGGGTATGCAAAAGACTTTATCTAAGACAGACTTGATAATCATTGAGATTGGAAAGTATCTACCTGCTGAGTTTATAGATGAGTTATATAATAACTACTCTGTATCTCATGTTCTGGTTACAGGTGAGGAAGTACCACTTCCTAGACATGATTTTGAATTGCTGCAGGACTTAACAATGGGAGTATTGAGAAAGAAATGATTATTGGCGTAAGTGGGTATGCTCGCTCAGGTAAAGATACAATTGCCGAAGTTCTTACAATGAACTATGGTTTCAAGAGACTAGCGTTTGCGGATAATATTCGTAAAGCTGTCAAGGTCCTTGATCCAATCCTTGAGAACGGCAATCGTGTAAATGAAATGGTAAAAGAGTTTGGTTGGGAAGTTACGAAGGCTCAACCAGAAATGAGAAGACTGTTGCAGGTTTTCGGAACTGAAGTTGGTCGTGAGATGTTCGGTGAGAACTTCTGGGTTGACCAAGTATTTAGACAAATTGAAGCAGAAGATAGAGATAGCAATTTCATCATTACAGATGTTAGATATCCTAACGAAGCTGATTTAGTTCGTAAAAAGGGCGGACAAATTTGGAGAGTAAACCGTAGTGTTATTAAACCAATCAACGGACACTCCTCAGAGTTTGCCATGGACAACTACGACTTTGACAGAGTTATTACAAATGATTCTGATATTAAGGACTTAGAGTCACATATTTTTAGTATTATGAGGGGGAACTGATGCCATCATATCAGTACGAATGTAAGAAATGTGAAGTACAATACACACATTTTAGAAGCATAAAGGAAGAAGATCCTGGATATAATTGCGACACATGCGGAGAAAAGCTTGTCCGCTGGTACGGAATTCAGGGTACAAGAACACAGAAGCGTCTACCAGAAGGAGACGACTTCATTGAATCACAGATGGACTTTTATGCAACAGACACATGGCAAGAACACTATGCCAACTGGGACGTGAGACCAGACTAATGCCAAAGTACGATTACAAGTGCCCAGAGTGCACTAACGTAGAAGAGGTTGAAAGAAGCATTAAGGCAGAAGAAGTAAAGCCTAGATGTGCTGATTGCAATATTGATATGGAAAGAGTATACAATAACTTTGGAATTCAGTTTAAAGGTTCTGGGTTTTATAAGACAGATCATGGGAGTAAGTAATGGAAATTGAAAAGCCATTTGAGCAGATGAACGAGATTGTCGAGAGAACCCTAAAGGGATATACGCCAACCCAGATTGCTAAAGAACTAGACATAAAGCGTAATGAAGTTCTTAGAATCATTGATGAGTGGAAGTCTTACGCACAAAACGATAAGAGCATTCAGGAACGTGCTAGAGAAGCTCTAGTTGCCTCAGACCAGCACTACAGCATGCTTATGAATAAGGCGTGGGAAACAGTAGAGCAGTCAGACAATGCAGCGGACCTTAGATCAAAGGTATCCGCTCTCAAGCTTGTAGCAGAGATTCAGGCAAGACAGATGGACATGCTGCAGAAGGCAGGACTCCTTGATAATACAGAGATGGGTTCAAAGATTGCTGAAACAGAAGAAAAGCAGGAAGTTTTGATGGGTATTCTCCGTGATGTAACATCTAAGTGTGAGAAGTGCCAGAGAGAAGTTAAGCAGAGATTGTCAAGAATCTCTGGAGTAGTTGAGCCAGTGGAGATTATACAAGTAAACAATGGCTGACTTTAGTGATTTTCTTGATGTACTAGATGGCGATGAGTTTGAAGAACAGCCAGTAACAATTGAAGAGTTCGTAACATCTGTCAATTATCTTGGCCTACCACCGCTATCTGCATATCAATACACCATGATTAAAGCAATGACTCAGGTATATAAGAAAGACACTCTCATCAGATGGTTAGGTGAAGAAGAGGGTGAAAAAAGATGGAAGCAGACTTGTAATGAAGTTATCTTCCAGCTAGGTAAGGGTTCTGGTAAGGACTATACTTCAACAGTTGCAGCAGCATATATTACATATCTTCTCCTATGTCTAAAGGATCCAGCGGTATATTATGGAAAGCCACCTGGAGATGCTATAGACATTCTTAATATTGCTATTAACGCACAACAGGCTAATAACGTTTTCTTTAAGGGATTCAAGCAGAGAATCGAAAAGTCACCATGGTTTGTTGGTAAGTATAATCCTAAAGCTGGATCTATTGAGTTTGATAAGAGTATTACAGTTCACTCAGGTCACTCAGAAAGAGAAGCCTGGGAAGGATATAACGTAATCGTTGTTGTTCTTGACGAGATTTCTGGATTTGCCCTAGAAAATACAACGGGACACGATCAGGCTAAGACTGCTCAGTCTATCTATGATATGTACCGTGCATCTCTTACATCACGTTTCCCAGATTTTGGTAAACTAATCCTACTTTCATTCCCTCGTTTTAAGAATGACTTTATTCAGCAGAAGTATGAAGAGGCAATTGCAACCAAAGAGACTGTTATCAAGACTCATGAGTTCATTCTTAACGAAGATCTGCCAGCAGATGACCCTGGAAATAAGTTTAGCATTCAGTGGGAAGAAGATCATATTATCGCCTACAAGGTTCCCAAGGTATTTGCACTAAAGAGACCTACATGGGAGATCAATCCTACCAGAGTAATTGAAGACTTTAAGATTGACTTTTATAAAAATGCAGAAGACTCATTATCAAGATACGCTTGCATGCCACCAGACGCAGTAGACGCCTTCTTTAAGTCTAGAGAAAAAATTGAAGCTGGATTTAATAACCCAAACTTAGCAGTGGATAGCACAGGTAGATTTGCTGAGTGGTTTAAGCCATTAGACGATAAAGAGTACTTCATCCATGTTGACCTTGCCCAGAAGCATGACCATTGTGCAGTATCTTTGGCTCACGTAGAGAAGTGGGTAAACATGAAGGTAGGAAATGAGTATGCTCAAACTGCACCAGTGGTTGTAGTAGATGCTGTTAGATTCTGGACACCTACTGCATCGAAAAGCGTAGACTTTACTGATGTTAAAGACTATATACTTTCTTTAAGACAACGTGGATTCAATGTTAAGCTAACAACATTTGACCGTTGGAACTCACACGATATGATGCAACAGTTACGTGGTTACGGAATGAATACAGAGTTGCTATCTGTTGCTAAGAAGCATTATGAAGATATGGCATTGATTGTGGCGGAAGAAAGAGTAAAGGGGCCACGCATTGATCTTTTAATAGACGAATTACTACAACTTCGTATTATGAGAGATAGAGTAGACCATCCTAGAAAAGGTTCTAAAGACTTAGCGGATGCTGTTTGTGGATCAATTTATAATGCTATTATCCATTCAAAGCGGGAGAAAAACAGGGAAGTTGAAATACATACTTATGGTGAATTAGTAAGAGACAACTACCTTAAAGAAGAAAAGCAACGGGTAGATAATTTAATTAAACCACCTAGAAGAATGCCACAGGAATTAGCTGAGGCGCTAGGAAATATAGAAGTAATTTAGTATCCATTCTCCTGTATAATTAAATTGTCAG